GGGTTCTAAAAGGAAAACAACATGGCAGGCATTAACCCATTCCAAGCACCAATCAACTACGCAGTCGAGGTGCAAAGCCCATTTGAGGCAGCACTCGGTGGATTCAAACTTGGCGCAGCCGGTGCAGAAGCACAGGCAAAAGCACAAGCACTTGAGCAAGCAAAGGCAGCGCAAACAGAACTCACGACTCTGTTTAACAATCCAAATGCAACAGCAACAGACTTTGCTCGCGTCTCTGCCATGCTTCCAAAAGATCAGGCAGAAAGCGTGCGCAAATCGTTTGACATGATGTCAGCATCTCAGCAGCAAAACAGACTGGCTCAGTCTGGCCAAGTCTATGCGGCCATGAAATCTGGCCAAACTGACATTGCAAAAAACCTGCTCAAAGAACAGGCAGATGCATTTCGCAATTCAGGTCGTGAGCAAGAAGCAAAAGCCACAGAAACCTACCTACAACTGATCGACATGAATCCAACTGGCGCACAAACGACCATTGGATTGATGATGGCGACATTGCCTGGTGGAAAAGAATTGCTCGAGAACGTTGACAAAACACTCTCAACAAGCCGAGCCGAGGAAAAGCAGCCATATGAAATGATCAAACTCACCAATGAGGCGATCATTAAAGAACAAGAAGCCAAGTTTGCTCCTGAGAAATTCTTGACTGACCTCAATCTGACAAAAGAGCAGATTGAGCAGGCCAAAGCAGCTCGTCGTGCATCTGATGCCGCAGCCAAGAAATCTGGGGCAGACGCTGCACGTGCAGAGGCTGAGGCCAAACAAATGAGCGCTGGCATCATTCCTGTTGATAAGCGACCAGAGTTGGAAACCAAATTCCGCAAAGAATACAACGACCAGACCAAGCCATATCAGGAAGTCAAGTCTGCCTACGGTCGCGTGCTCTCGTCAGAGGACAGCGCAGTTGGTGACTTGTCCTTGATCTTTGGTTACATGAAGATGTTGGACCCAGGCTCTGTAGTGCGTGAGGGTGAATTTGCCACAGCGCAGAACGCAGCTGGCGTGCCAGAGCGCATCACGAACATCTACAACAAGGTAGCAACTGGCCAGCGTCTCAGCCCATCGCAGCGCGAATCATTCAAAGGTCAGGCCAAAGGCCTGTACAACAGCGCATTGGAAGGCGAGAAAACAGTCCGCACAGGACTGGAGCGCATCTCCAAGGGTTACGGCCTCAACACAGAAAACATTTTCTACTCGGCCACAGAGCAAGCACCAGTTGGTGCACCACCTGCGCCAGCAGCAAACACCGTCAAGGTTGGCGGCCAGACATACACTCGTCCTGCAAACTTCTCTGACGCTCAGTGGGCGGCATACAAGCAATCCGTGGGGGCTAAATGAGTCCAGAAGAATGGTTGGCATCACAGACTAAGCAGGCAGCTCCAGCAGCTTCTGCTCCATCACCTACGGCCACAGCACCAGCTGCGGCTCCAATGTCTCCTGAGCAATGGGCGGCATCACAGCCAAAGCCAATGGGCTTCTTGGAAGGTATCGTTGAGTCGGTCACTGGTCGCGCTCGCGCAACGCCTGAGACCCAAGCATTGCCTGAGTGGACAAGCATGCCTGAACTCAATCAAATGAGCGTGGCATCGTTTAAAACAGCACTTGGCACACTCTTGAGCAACCCCAAGGAAACGGTGCAGATTCTGCAAGCCAACTTCCCTAGCGTTCAGATTCGTCAAGATGCCAAGGGAAACTACTTACTGCGCTCGTCGGTAGATCAAAAAGAGTATGCAATCCCACCAGGCTTCACGATGGGTGACATCCCACGCGCAGTCGGTGGCATTGCGGCCTTCACACCAGCAGGCCGAGCCGCAACCATCCCTGGTGCAATCGTGGCTGGTGGTGCAACTCAAGCGGCAATTGAAGCAACCCAAGCTGGCACTGGTGGCAAGTTCGACACTGGAGAGGTTCTTATGGCTGGCGCTACAGGCCCAGCAGGACAGATCATTCAACGTGTGGCACCTCCGGTCGTCCAAGCTGTCAAAAAGGGCGTACAGCGCGTCACAGGCAAAGCGCCAGCACCTGCACCAGCAGCAGGCGCTCCAGGCGCTCCAATGGGCACCGCAATGGCCCCAGAAGCGCCTCCAGCAGCTCCAGTGGCCGCAGCAATGCCAGAGGCAGCACCAACCGTCCCAGAAGTTTCAGTCGCGCCAACTGCACCAGCAGTGGCTCCATTGGTGACAGAAGTGACCGAGGAAGAAGTTGGCAATCTGGTCAAGAAGGCATCTGGCACAGGCTTTGGCTCGACTGGCGCACGCGACAGGTTGGCCGATCTTGCTCAAGTAAATGTGGCAGCCAAAGAAGCAGCCGATCGCCTTGGCATCCAGTTGCCTGCCGATGTGTTCAGCGACAACCCACAAGTTCGAGCAGCCGCAGGCCTGACAAGATCAGCCGCTGGCAGTGAGGCAGAAGCCACATGGCGCAACACCGTCACGCAGGCCGTGGACAAGGCCGATGATGTGATCAAGCAATTCGATGCCACATTTGTCGAAGGCGCAGTCGCACCTGGCGTGGTGTCGCAAAAGATCAAAGACTCGCTGACAGCGACTCGCTCAGACCTCAATGCACAGGCAAGCAAGGTCTATAACGCAGTCGACGAAGTGGTGCCAAAGACATCGGTGGTGGAACTTCCAAAGCTCAAAGCAACCCTTGACACCGTCAAGGCTGAGGTTGGCGAAAAAGGCATGTCCGCAGCCGAGCGCAACTTGGCCAAGATGATCGATGAAGGCAACATCACGTATGGCCGACTCAAGCGCGAAAAAACTCTGATCGGAAACGCCATCAACAAGATGGAGTCACCCTACGGCAGCATGGCCGAGGCAGACCTCAAGCGCCTATATGCGGCACTGGCTGACGACCAACTGACAAATGTGGGCAACATTGGTGGTGAAGAACTGCGCCAGCAACTGCGTGCAGCCAACCTGTTGTACGCCAAAGAGCGTGCATTGGGCAATCGCATCGTGAATGCGTTTGGCCAAGACATCGAGGGCAGCGTGGCCAACAAGATGCGCACCGCCATCACAGGCGCTGCAAAAGGCGATGCAGGCGAGTTCAACCGTCTGCTCAAGACTGTTCCAGAAGACCTGCGCAAAGAGACTATTGCCACCGCGCTGGCATCAGTGACTCGCTCGACCAGAGGTGCTGAAAAGGGCAACTTTGGATTTTCAGAGTTTGCCGACATCTATCCAAAGCTGCGTGCCAATCCACCAGTCTACAAAACCATTGTGGACACGCTGGGCAAAGACTCGGCAGATGTGTTGCGCGACCTATATGAGGTCTCAAAGCGCGTCACCGAGGCCAGAGCCAATGTCCTGACCACCGGAAAGGCAAACCAAGCACTGCTGCAAGGTATGCAGGCCGAAAGCCTGATCGGTAAGGTCATGGAGAGCACGCTGGCCAAAGGTGCATTGACTGGTGCAGCAGCAATGGGTGGTCCTATCGCAGCCGCAGCCACATCAGTGATCACTGGAGCCATGACCCAAGGCAACAAGGATTCACTTAAAGCAGCAGGAAAACTGTTCGCTGATGAGAACTTTCAGAAACTTGCCATTGAAGCCGCGACTAGAGGAACACCTAGCGCAGCTAGTATTCGACGCACAGCCATGTCACAATCCTTCCAGAAATTTGCAGACGCAGCCAAACTGCCAAAAGCATTGGACGCAAGGATTCAGTGGTTGCAAACAGCAACTCAGACAGAGCGCCAATTTGACCAGGAGAATCAATAAATGTCCGCACTCAGCATTCAGCCAACCTATCCAATTTTCACAGAGTCGGATGGCTTGCCATTGGAGAACGGTTACATCTGGATTGGAACGGCCAATCTTGATCCACAAGGAAACCCAATCAACGTATATTGGGACGCTGCACTGACCATCGCAGCAGGCCAGCCAATCAGAACGATCAATGGCTATCCATCACGCAATGGCACGCCTGGTCGTCTGTATGTCAATAGCAACTACAGCATTCGCGTGCAAAACAGCAAAGGCAGTCTGGTGTATAGCGCACCAAGTGCAACTGAGCGTTATAGCGATGTTGTTTTGAGCAGCATAAACGCAGAAAATGTTCTCTACGATCCACCATTTACTGGTGGAGTTCAAACCAATGTCGAAGCGAAGTTGTCGGAAACTGTCAGCGTCACGGACTTCGGCGCAGTTGGTAATGGCGTAGCTGACGATACAACTGCAATTCAAAACGCAGCAACAGCCCTTACATCGGGAGGAACTCTTGAGTTCCCTGCTGGTACGTATGTCATCACAGCGCCGATCACGTTTGCTGGAAAAACCAATGTCACATTGGTTGGCTACGGCGCAACTGTCCAATGCGGTGCAACCAGAATTGAAAGCTATTTCAATTTAGATGGTGCAATTGGTGTTGATGTTTTGGGGTTTACATTTAACGCCAAAATGCAGTCAATGCCGTTGTACACGCCTGCTGATTTTGATGATGTGTTTAACTGCGGTGTGTACGTCTATAACACCGCCCAAAACATAACAATACGCGATTGCTCATTTGTCAATCTGTACACCGTTGCTGGTTTTTTTCGGGGTACTTCAAACATCATTATTACGGACTGCCGCTTTACCTCACCATTACAAACACAAACTCAAAAGCTAGAGCATTTGCTGTTTCAAACTAGCTCGGCAATCAAGGTCACAAACTGCGACTTTGACAACGCAGCAAACACCAGTCCTGCGACAAATGCTTGCGGTATTTTCGCCAGCGGAATTACCAAGTACATCACCATTGATACCTGCACGTTCAATTATTGCGGCAGGGATAACACGGGTACACACCGACTTGGCGTGATCGACTTCTACTATGACGTTGACAACGTGACGGTCACGAATTGCGTGTCCAAGAACACGATGGCTGAGTTCATGCGACTAAGCACTTGCAATGGCGGAATAATTTCAAACAACCAAATTGAGATGAATGCCAACTGCGAAGTTGGTAGCAACACGATGGCACTGCAATCCGGTGCTGTTTTTCTTCCAACAGCCAACACAATTTGCCGCAACATTGTTGTTTCCAACAACGTGTTCGTCAATGACGGGGGCGCAAGTATTGCAACGTGCATTGGTGTGTTTGCTTACGACTGGGGCGCTTGGACTGAAAACGTAATCATTGAGTCCAATGTGATGGTCAACTTTGTACGGATGGTTACCGTTCAAGGCCCGTTCAATGGCGTAAAAATTAATGGCAATCAGTCTGTATCAACCAGTGGCAATGCCTGTGGACTTATTGTTGGCTTGCATATGCCGGGCATTGCGTCTAGCTATGGCGCACAAGCAAACTCGTATTTCAATGACCTTGACATTACAAATAACACAATCAGCAGCAGAGGTGAAAACGGGTTTATTGAAATTCAGTACACCGCTATTACAACCACTGCGTACATGGGTGCGTTCAACATCTCAAACAACACACTTGATGCAGTCACAACTCTTTCTGCCAATCAAGGAATTGCTGTCAATCTGAGGTCTACGACTCCAACAAACACAACGCTGACTGTTGAAAACAACTTTGTCCAGAGATATAACTTTGCATTTGCAATTAATGAGTCTGGTAATGTTGTGCTTGCAAACAACAAGGTGCAGAAAAATACCAATTATCTGAACCAAAGCGGTAACTTGTCGCTTAACGCTTACGGAAACATTACCCGCAACGGTTTGCTGTTTGGTCGCTCTACTCTTGCTTCTGGAACCGTTACCGTTGTTACTTCTGACTGCAACAGCGGCGACAACATCATGGTGAGTCGATACGGAAGCAGCGGAACACTTGGTGAGTTGTCTGTTGCGTCTGTTGGCAACGGTACATTTACTATCAATTCCTCATCAGGCGCAGACAATTCAAGTGTTGTTTGGCAAGTCATTCATTGAAATAGGAGATCATTATGGCGCTCAAGAAAACAGTCAAAACGCAGCAAGGCTTTGATGCCATTGACGCATATCATCGAGTCGAAAGTCTGAACCTGATTGATAAAAAAAGAATGTTTTTTCAGGTTCGGTCTTACAAAGAGAGCGAGGGTCTGCCATCTTTTTCCGATGCGGCTTACGAGGCTGTTTATGACATCAATGGCAAGAATCCAATTGCTCAGGCTTATGACCATGCCAAGACGCTGCCAGAGTTTGCTGGCGCTGTTGACTGCTAATTGTGCTGGAGACTGATGTTATGGCAGAAAGCAACGAGATCGACCTCGTCAAGTATGGTGTGCTCTGGCAGAAAGTTCAGGACATGGACAAAAAGATGGACAAGGTCGAGCGCCAGCTCGAAGAACTGGTGGCATTGGCCAACAAAGGTCGTGGAGGCCTTTGGTTTGGCATGACCGTTGTCTCAGGCGCTTCTGCCGTGGTCGGTTACTTCCTAAGTTATTGGAAGCATTGAAATATCTACTTGCGATTGGTTTAACACTATCGCAAGCGTCATCAACTGAATATAGATGCGTCCGATGGGCATGGACTGGTGATGTTTATAACCGAAAGGTTATTTGCCTTGAGTGGAAAAAGATAGAGCGAAAATGATCGATCCAATTACGGCATTAGCAGGGCTACAAACCGCGATTAGCGTAGTCAAAAAAGCCAGCAAGGTCGCAAATGATCTAGCTGGTTTAGCTCCGTCTATTGCCAAGATGTTTGATGCCAAAAGCGTGGCCACCAAAGCTATGGTGGAAGCCAAGCGCTCTGGAAACAAATCAAACTTAGGCACTGCGCTACAGATCGAGATGGCGCTTGATGAAGCCAAACGGTTTGAGGCTGAATTGATGATGCTGTTTCAGGCCACTGGCCGCGCTGATGTGTGGCAAAAGATTAAAGAGCGCCAGCAGCAAATGGACATTGAAGACGCACATCTGGCAAGACAAGCCAAAGAAGAAGAAAAAAAGCGCAAAGAGGCCGAGGCCGAACAACTAGAGTGGGCGGTTGCAATTGTCGTGATTGTGATGCTCATTGGCGCAATTGGTTGGGGACTCAATGAGGTTGCTGACTTGTGCGCTAGATCAAGGTGTGGTCGGTGAATGAGTACCAAAAGCAATTTGATCTCTTTCTCAAAGTCTTCGTGCGTATGTGCATTGCTTGGTACGTCTTGGGCCTGCTCAAATTTTTACCTGACGAGTTGGCCGACAAGGTTGTAAATAAACTACTTGGAATGGTTGGACTATGAGCGACGAAAAGCCATCAGATATATTGAGCAAAGTGCTGTCCTATGTTGACAGCCCATTCAAGCTGTTTGCGCTGATACTCATGGCGGTGTTTGCTTTTTCTGGCTATTTTATTTGGCAGAACCAAGCGCTGCTGATGGGCGCGTACAAAGAGTCCAAAAAGATGCCAAGCATTGTTGAGGACAGGGTGGAAGACGCTGCTGCTCACCTATTCAAAACCACCAACGCCACCATTGTGGCCGTGTTCAAAGTAAACCCAATGTTTGGCACCAGAGTGCTGTATCGCGCTTACACCAAAGAAGGCCGAGATAAAACCAACGATGGTCTTGATGTTGGTCTATTTACGCAGAATGCAGCCAACAACGCTGATGTGGTCAGACTGATGGCCAGTGAGATTCCTTGCGGTGAATACCGATCAGCGCAATCCGAGATGGGCCTGTGGTACATCGCCAAAGGTGTCACTTATACCTGCCGAATCAGCATTCCACCAGACCCAAACCGGTTTGTTGGCCAGATTACTGTGGGGTGGGATAATGAGCCAACCGACATTCAGGTGGCAAGGACCATGATGGAAATTGCAGCAACCATGCTTTCAAGGAGCAAACAATGATCGCACTCGACGCACTTCTTAACGTGGGCGGCAAGCTCATCGACAAACTAATTCCAGACCCAGAGGCCAAAGCCAAAGCGCAACTGGAATTGGCGAAGCTGGCACAAGAAGGTGAGCTGGCAAAGATGGCCAACGACACCAAACTGTTTGAGGTTGAGCAACAGAACACCACAGATCGCTGGACAGCAGACATGGGGTCAGACTCTTGGCTGTCTAAAAATATCCGGCCTATGGCCCTAATAGCCATCTTCTTGGCCTATTTCATCTTCACTGCAATGTCGGCATTTGGCTACAACGCTCAAGAATCCTATGTCCAGCTGCTTGGCCAGTGGGGACAGATAATTTTCTTGGCCTACTTTGGTGGTCGCACAGTTGAAAAACTCGCAGACATGCGGAGCAAGAAGTGAATTTGCCAAGAGGCAGCACCAGAGATGATGGATACCGTTTGAACGGATACACCAAGTCTGGAAAAGAGCATTGGATACATCCAGACACCTTTGCTGCCATCAACAAAAAACATCAAGTTACTCGCTGGAAAAACAAACTACAAGTGATCGATGCTTATGGTGGTGGATGTGCGCATTGTGGTGAAAAAGACCCAATTGTTTTGAACATTGACCACATCAACGATGATGGAAGTAAAGACTTAACGCCATCTGGAAACAGACTAAATGGAAACAGTCTTTATGGCTGGATCATCAAACATGGGTTTCCAAAAAACCGCTATCAAGTGCTTTGCGCCAACTGCAACCAAAGAAAAGAATGGCATCGTCGTGGCGCTTATTTTGAAAGGACTGAATCATGCAATTGACACCTCACTTCACACTCGAAGAACTGACGGCCTCAGAGACCGCAGAACGCAATGGCTGGGACAACAGCCCCAATGACACCGAGCTGGCCAACCTGACGCGCTTGGCAGACTTTCTGGAGCAGGTGAAGGTGGTGCTGGGTGGCAAGCCAATCATGATCAGCTCAGGCCTGCGCACAAAGCTGGTCAATGATGCAGTGGGAAGCAAGGACACCAGCCAGCACCGGACTGGCTGCGCTGCCGACTTCAAGGTGCCAGGCATGACACCAGACGAAGTGGTGCGCAAGATCGTGGACAGCGGCATTGGCTACGATCAAGTGATTCGTGAGTTTGATCGCTGGACCCACATCAGCATCTCAAACAGCGAGGACACCAGCCCACGCAAGCAGGCGCTGATCATCGACAAGGCTGGCACCAGACCCTACGCATAAGTGGCCACCACAAACGCCACGAAAGCCATCCACAGCAGGCCAAAGACTGTGATCAACAGCCAATAAAAAAAGCGCCTGAGAAGGCGCTTTGACAGCAAAGGCTCAGAAGCATGAGCAATGCGCACAGGGCAGTCACGGCCCTGTCTGCAATTGCCGTATTCGTCGCAGCAGTTCATGAGTTGCACTCCTGGATGCCAGGATTAGATTTTTGGAATCTACATGCTGTGTGCACAACCTCGCCTTGACCATAGTTGTAAAACTGCTGACCTACCTCAAATCGACCATCGCAGATGGCGCAACGATGCGGTGCAAATAGCCCGTTTGGTGGAGACAGTTTGCTTGGCTCACGTGGGTCTGGAAATATTGGTTTCATGACGACCACCAAGCCACCAAAGTGACAGCCAAGCCAACGCCAATGGCGAAAGCCAACACATAGCCAGCCACGCGTTCCCAGAGTGGCTCTGGTCGGCCATAGCCCTGCACCCATGTGCAGTCTGCAAAATTACGTGGTGTTTGAAAGTTTGAGTTTTTCACGATCAGCTCCTTGCTGGTTGGTTAATGTGCCCACAGTATAGCACGAAGTCCCACAATCAATACAACTAGGGATAAACCCTTACATTGAGGTTATCTCCACATCATGTGGTCTGCGCTTGCCATCGAGCAAGTCGTGCAAGCGTTTTTCTGTCAGGCGGTGGCAACGATACATGGTGCGAGCAGGCAACACATTCAGAAACTCGGCATAGTCGCTCAGAATCAAGCGTACAGCCTGAATTCCTGTCCCATCCATACGAATGGTGCCACCAGCCCTGTTTCGATTGCCAGCAAGCGCCAAAGCGGTGATGGCATCCATCAGCAAGCCACTGGAGTCCTCGCAGACCTTCATCTCGACCACCAGCGTCTCCATGAGGTTGATCGCATCGCTGACGACACGCCAGTCGTCCGTGGTGGGCGCTGGCGCGGTCTCCATTGCATGCAGGCCTTGGTACATCATGGTGAGCTGGTGCGTGCGAAACTTCTCAGGCAACGGCTCGGTCGGACTGGCCATCATCTCATCGAGGATGGTGTAGTGCCTTGGCCTTGGCTGTGGCTTGCGTTTTCGCATCAATAGCCTCGCCAAATGCGAACATCAACCAGCCACAGCGAGACAAAGAACTCGCCACCAGAAAAGCCAATGCCAAACACTGGCCACTTGTGCATCAACGTGTCGATGCTGATGTGAATCTGCTTTTTCATGCTTTGGTCTCCTGTGCTTGCTGGCGCTCCAATTCCATCTTGACGCAATGCAGAATCTGCGCGGCCAAAGTGCGCGTGTTGCGCTCGGCCATCTTGCGCAACTCAATCTCAATGTCGGCAGGCAGCCTGATCGTCATGTAACGATCTTTGATTTTGGTGGTGGCCATCAGTCAGTCCCTCCAGCGTTTCCGATCGCATCCTCAAACATGTCAGCAGTGGCAGGGCCACCAGCCAGCTCGATCGGCACACCATTGGTCAGCAGGTTGACCAAATCCTCTTGGCCAGCCACCTCGATGTCGAATCGAGTCTGTGCAGCATGGCGAATGGCTTGCGCTTGGTTGCCAGCGCGAATCAGGCGGTGCCGGTTTGTTTCAATGTCGGTGACCACATAAATGCGAGTGCTCATAAATTGTCCTTGTGTTGGTTGAAAAAGGCCTGAAGTTTGCCCTTGGCATCATCAGCACCTTTTCCCACTATACAACAGAATCTCACACTTTCAAGATAGGCAATCCAGTCTTTCTGCTCGGCACTTAGGCTGCCACCCTTGGTGCGCTTCATCTCCACCCAAAGCCCCCAAGCAGGAATGAACAGATCAGGAACGCCACTGCTCACACCTTCGGCCTTCAAGCGGCCAGCTGTGGCCGGACTGCGAGCGCCACCATTTGGAATGGCAAAGATGCGCACGCCTGGCCAAGTCTGTCGAAACCAGCGCACCAGCTCGCGCTGCTCTTCATGTTCGGTTGGTATGCGGTCGGTCAAAATGGGCATTCTGGCTCCCATTTAGGGCAGGCATTCACCTCGGCAGCAAACTCGGCTGGAGGTGTCATGAAGAACTCGGTGCACAGGCCATCTGTGCCGTACATCTCGCAGGTGTGGCAGCACTTCGGTGGACCGGCCTTGATCCACTCGCGGTAGTCAACCAAAAATTGTGGCTCTGGTGGTCGGCTCATTTCAGACCCCTTTGCATCAGTTTCACCCAGCATCGAGCGCAATGCCACTTGGTGCGCACCTTGACACCACCAAGCGGATCGGCCTCACGACTGCACACATCACAAATCTTGAGTTTGTGCATTCGATTCATTTGTTCTTCAACTGTCATTCCCAGCTCCTTTTCATTACCCTAAAAAACTTTCCGTCCTTGCGATACTCGATCATCTCCGGTGGTGTGGCCATGTTCATGTTCTGCACCATGTCCTCCAGCGTCTTCACATTCAGACCACCAGGCACAATGCTGGCGCTGTTGGCAATACTCAGCAGCTGGCTCATTGCACGCTGACCGGCATACCCTTCGTGCATGATCGGCAAATACTCGGTGATTGGCGTATCGCTCAGGCCACCGTAGTAAGTCACGGCCAGCATCTCGATGCCAGAGGCCTTGCTGATGTGCTTGCGCCATGTCCAGCTTGTCACCTCCAGCTCTTGGCCATCAAGACCCATGATGTCGTCATTTCGCAACACCATCGATTTTTTTACTGGCTCAGGAAACTGCTCACCGCATGAAGGGCAAAGCATCACCGAGATGTGCACCAGCTCACCGCAGTGATCGCACACCTTGACTGGTGCCTCGCCATTGCCATCACCACCCTTCTTGGGCGGCTGCACATTGGTGATCGGACCATGCGACTCGACCACACCAGCAAAGTCGAGCACCAAGCAGTGATCGGTGTGCGACTTCACGCGCATACCACGGCCTGCCATCTGCACATAAAGGCTGGCGCTCATGGTCGGGCGCAGCATCACCACCAGATCGATGTCTGGATAGTCAAAGCCAGTGGTAAGCACATTGGCATTGGTGAGCGCACGCACACGGCCAGCCTTGAAGTCGGCCAACATGCGCTCGCGCTCTTTTTTAGGTGTCTCGCCAGTCACGCATTCAGCGGTCACACCATGCTCGCGCAGGACTTCGGCCACGTGCTCGGCATGCTTCACACCAGCACAGAAAAACAGCCATGCCTTGCGCTCACCGGCCAAGCCCATGACCTCATGCACCACGGCCTGATTTTTGTCGTCGGTATCCACAGCGGCCTGCAACTCGGACTCAATGAACTCTCCACCGCGCTTCTTCACGCCAGTCACATCCAGCTTGGCCTTGGTGACCTTGGAGCGCAGCGTGGCCAGATAACCCTTGAACACCAGCTCCTCGATGCTGACTGGCGTAAGCAGATCGTCAAACAGCGCAGGCTTGTCGGTGATCAGGCCATGCCCCAAGCGGTAAGGTGTGGCGGTCAGGCCAATCACGCGCAGATGCGGATTGATGGCCTTCAACTCGCCAAGCAGTTTGCGATAGCCACCCTCGTCCTTGTGGTTGACCAAGTGGCACTCGTCGATGATCACCAGATCGATGTGGCCAAGTGCATTGGCCTTGGTGCGCACCGACTGGATGCCAGCAAAGGTGATCGGCTCGCTCAAGTCTTTCTGGCCAATGCTGGCGCTGTAGATGCCCATCGGTGCACCAGGCCAATGCTGGCGCATCTTCTCGGCATTCTGCTCAATCAGCTCCTTGACATGCGTGAGCATGAGCACCCGAGTCTCTGGCCAGTTTTGCAAGGCATCCTTGCACAGCGCAGCCACGATGTGAGACTTGCCTGAGCCGGTAGGCAGCACCAGACAAGGATTGCCAGCATTGCCAGCCTCAAACCATCGGTACAGCTCGTCGATGGTGCGCTGTTGGTAGTCTCTCAGCATGGAAGTTTCCCCCACTGGTCGGCCATTGCCTGGGCAATCCCTGAGAATGTCTCGCTGCGCAATTTCCAACGATCTGCGCTCGGTGGCATTTTGTGAATGCGTGGCTCTCTGCCATCCACAATGTTTGTTGGCTTGAGCAATGGCAGATTTTTAAGCCACAGACTGGTGGCCTTTGTCTCGCCATGACCAAACTGCCACGGCTGGATAATCTGATCAGGCTTGCGCCACAAACTGGACATGATGCAAATTGGATTCTCGATCGCAATGCGAGGAATATCGCAATTTGCAAGCATCATGAAGAATGAAGCGCTGGCCTGTTGGCGACCGATCAAACGCTTGCCTTCAAAGTGTCGCGCACCACTGACAGACAAATCGGTGCATGGAGGATGGGCAATCATCAAATCCCAAGGGTAGTCCAACACATCACGAACATCACCTTGATAATGTGGCCCAGGCACATCGGTGGGCAATAGATCACAGCTCATCGCTTCCCCCCCCCCCCGAATGAAAGCATCGCGAACACGGCCAGAGTATTCGCAAGCCACAAGAATTCGCATCTTTCTCATCCAACAATCCTTCCACCAAAGTCCTTGCGCATCTGGGCAATCATTGGATCACCGCTGGCGCAGGCCTCAGCATTGGCCAGCAACTCCTTGGAGCCGAACACGCCTTCCTGCTCAGGATCACCATTGGCCAGATTCACGCCATTGATCTCATACACAGCAGTGAACTCGTCCGGTCCATCTTTGCGCTGCCAAGGCACCAGATCGGGATGAAGGACATGCGACTCGCAGCCAGTGCGCTGGGAATCCAAAGGAATCTCAGCATCCCACTTGGCGCAGTGCCAAGTCGAGTCAGGCATTGGTGTGGCCAAAGCGCAGGTGCGGCAGTTCACATGCTTGGTGGTCTTGGACTGGTGGCAGAACTCATGCGCATCACAGAACTTGCACTGATACCAGCTCGCATCTGAGCTGATCGGCTCAGGCATGCGGTCAGTCAAAGCAATGCGCTGGCCGCGAGCAATGGCCTTGCCTGCCACATCCTTGTCGAACTTCACGCGCTCGGTGTGAATGCGGTCATCATCCTTGCAGACGGTCAAGTACAGCGCACGATCGATGCCAGTGCCGGCCATGTAGACCTGCATCTGCACAAAGTGCTCAGGCTTGGACTTCTCCACGCCATTCTTCTCCAGATCGTCAAACGCCTTTTTTGATGCCGTCTTGAACTCGGCAATATGCTTGGACTTGGGCGCTTCTGGAACACCCTTGTCGATGATCGCATCGATGCTGCCAGACACATGGCTGCCAAAGTCGACACGGTGCTGGGCAGACACCTTGCGAACATCGATGCCAATGGCACGCAAGTCGCTGATGATGTTGGCCTCCTCTTGGTGGCCACGCCTGAACAGGCGCAGGATGCGACCAGGGAAGCTCGGCTGCACAGCCCAGCGGAAAGACAGCCACAGCCACCGGTCACACACATGGCCAAGCGTACTGGCTCCAAGGTGTGGGCGTGGAACCTCAGCAATGGTCTCATGGTGCTTGTCAATCAACGCCTGAATGTTATGCTCTGACTCGGGAATCTTCATGTGGTTCTCCTTTGTAGTTGCTTCTTTATGCCCAGGCTTCGGGTCGGGGGTTCCTAGCCGGCCTGGGCTTTTCTTTTCTTACTTCTTAGCCCAAGGTGGTGCGGCCTTGGCAGATGCAGCTGGAGCAGGATTGCTTTGTCCCTGTGGAATTGACGCAGCTGGCGCTACGCTTCCAGACACAGACTTGAAGCCCTTGACCTCATTGCTCGCACCGTACTGCGCGTCCTCTTTGACCTCCAGCTTGATTGCGATCTGGCCACCAATCAATTGATCGGTGTCGGTCACTTTGGCCAAGCCAATCGCACGCATGATGTCTCCGAGCTGCTGGCGACCAATCTCCTCGGCCTTGGGGTTTGCGTTCTTGATGTTCAGATTGCCAAACACCACACGACCTTGGTGGCTTGGGCCAGTGATGTCATAGCGCAGTTTGATGTACTGACCATTGCCAGCCTTGGTTGCCTTCAACTCAGACTGAGAGATGGTGGCGGTGTACCAGCCAGCAGGCAAAGGCTCAAAGTTGCCATTGCCTTGTGGCAGTTCGTTGACATTAAATTCTTCGTTTAAAAAAGCCATGATTTACTCCTTGGGGATGATTTTGAAAGATGGGCGGCCAGGCTTGGCCGTGATTGCACCGGCAAGCGGTTTGGTGATTGACTCATCTGCTGCCTTCCAGATGGCCATGTTGATCTCAGGCTTCCAGCGAAACAGCTTGGCCAAGTGATCGGTCAGACCGAACTCAGCGGCAAGCTCTTGCACCTTGTCTCCGTCGACCTTGCGGTCGATGCGGCCAACGATCTTGATCTCGTATCGACCAGGCTCGAAGGTCTCTGTTCCTTCATGGTCTTCTGAAACGGCTGCCAGCTTTTTGATGTGGTCCTCAATATCGCGTCGATCCTTTGTCGCATCTTCTTCCTGTGCTTTCGCTTCAAGCCACATGCTGGCCAGCTCGTTCATGTCATTGGGCAAAGTCTTGGCGGTCATGCTTTGCCTCCGATCTTGGCAATGATTGCACCCAGATCAGGCGCTTCCCAAGCCTCCAACTTGCCAGAGCGATCCTTGGCCAACCAAAGGCCATCAGAGTCGCACATCAGCGCACGCTGGGTCACGCCTTCGGCATCTCGCTCAACACGCAGCGCCAGCACTTCATCAAAGAAGTAAGGCAGGCCTTGTGTCAGGCTTTTGCCAGGCATGCCTGGGTTGTAGAGCATCTTGCCCATCTCATCGGTGGACTTCTCCAACTTGGCCGACATGTAGACATGCTTGCCTGGCAGATCGCGGAAGGCGCGAATCAGCTCCTGCATGGTGCTGTTCATCTCGCCATAAGCTGCGCGGCCATCCTTAGACTTCTTCATCTCATGCGACAAAACCACCTCAGCAACTTCGCTGATTGAGTCAAGCGCCACCGACTGAAAGCCTGCGGCCTCCTTACTGTCTCTGGCCCAAGTAAAGGCCTCGCGCAAGTCGTCCATCGAGGCGATCTCGATGTAAGGCAGATCAGCATCCTGAATGGACAGCAGGCCACCCTCGGCACTGAGAACGATCACATTGGGCAGGGTCTTGACCAGCGTGGTTTTACCAGCACCGGCCTGTCCGTACACCAACAACTTCACTCCATTGGCAGACAAGCTGCCGGTCGATTTCAAATTGATAGCCATTTGGCTCTCCTTTTTTTTGCACCTCCGTCTGGGAATCAGTTCGAGGTGTGGCTAGACTTTAACTCAAAATATGGTAAAGTGTCAACACCAAACGCAAATAAATTTTGAAAAGGTGAAAAAAATGCCCGAACTTGAAAAACTTAGAGCAATGCTAGCAGACCGAAATCTGCAAGTTGTTGCACGTGAAGCTGGAGTCCATCCCAATGCGCTGTACCGCCTAAAAGAAGGCAAGACAGAGCCAAAGTACGAGACTGTGCGCAGGCTGCTTGCTTACTTTGACAGGCAGGCGGTGACACATGGCTGATCTATCAAAAGTGCTTGGTGGACCTTGGGCACCTCCACCAGAAAAACTTGTTGCACCAGCAGAAACTCAACTGATTGATGCAATGCGTGCGGCTGGCCTTGAGCCACCAAACGAAATTTTGATGGATGGAAAGATTCATCGATTCCGATCAGGCACAAAAGGATCACCAGGACATGGTGACAAGCCAGGCTGGTATCTAGTGTTTGGTGATGGCATCCCAGCTGGTCGGTTTGGCTGTTGGCGTGCAGGAATGGAAATAACATGGCGAGCTGATGTTGGTCGCAAGTTGACTGAATTTGAGGAAATGGCACACGCCAGACGAATCAATGAATCAAAAGTCTTGCGTGAAGCAGCTCAAGAACGCCAGCACCAAGTCGCAAGTGAGACAGTTGAAAAAATTTGGCTTAGTGGTGGTGCAGCACATCCTGATCACCCATACCTAAAGCGCAAAGGAATCCAGACACATGGTGTTCGGATTACAGGCGATGGCCGATTGATGGTGCCACTCTATGATGCAGATGGCACACTCAGCACTTTGCAATATATCGATGAGGATGGTGGCAAGCTCTACCACCCAGGCGGTCAGACAGGTGGCAAGTTTTGGATGGTAGGCTCACTAGATGAGCCTGGCACTCTGTTCGTGGCCGAGGGATTCGCAACGGCAGCCACCATCCATGAAACCACCGACAGGCCAGTCGTGGTGGCCTACAGCGCCAGCAATCTGGTGCCGGTCACTGGCACACTCAGGGAAATGTATGGAGCAACTCAAGACATCGTGATCGTCGCAGACCATGACCAAAGCGGTGTTGGCCAACGCTACGCAGAGCAGGCCAGTGCCAAGTACGGTGCACGCATGGTTATGCCTCCGATACTCGGTGATGCCAACGATTATGCACAGGCTGGCCACGATCTGGCAGGCCTGCTAATCCAACAGACTGGCACAGCGGTGATTGACAAACTCAAAGTCGTATTTGGTGACCAACTTGGCAGCGACTATGAAGCGCCAGATGAGCTAGTCGAAGGCCTGATGACCATTGGCAGTTCAGTGGTTGTTTATGGCGACAGCAACTCAGGCAAGACATTCTGGGCGCTTTCAGTGGCCACAGCCATCGCTACAGGCACAGAGTGCTACGGCAGGAAAACTGACCCAGGCTTGGTGGTCTATCTGGCCAGCGAAGCGCCAGCTAGCATTCGGTCACGCATGCAGGCCATCAAGAAGTTCCACGGCTGCAACCTAGAAAACTTGGCAATGGTGCCAGTCCCCATGAACTTCTACTCTGGCGACCAAGATGCACATGATGTGATCGAGCTGGTGCGAGCAGTTGAGCAGATCAAAGGCAGGCCTGTGCGCTTAATCATTGGCGACACATTGGCCAGAATGAGTGCAGGAGCCAATGAAAACAGCGGTGAGGACATGGGTCCAGTCATGGCTAGATTTGATCAAGTGGCCACGGCCACAGGTGCAGCTCTAATGATCATCCACCACAATGGCAAAGACGCAGCCAAAGGCGCACGTGGCTGGTCAGGCATCCGAGCACACATTGACACCGAGATCGAGGTCACAGAAAAAGATGGCACACGCTCAGTGACCGTCACAAAACAGCGCGAACTCCCAAGCAAAGGTGACACGATCTACTTCAAACTGGAGATCATTGAGATGGGAACAACAAAGTTTGGAGGCGCTGCAACCACCTGCGTGGCCGTTCCAGACGATGATGCAACAACCACAAAACCACATAAGAAACCATCCAAACATGATGAAAACAACCGAACAGTTGAGCGTGCATGGTGGTCATCTGGTGCAGAAGAGCGTAATGGTTTACCCTATCTCAGCAGATCATCACTGCGTGATCTTTTGGTCAAAGATGGCATGTCAGAACGCACCGCAAAGAACAAAACAGAGGCCAGCAGACAGGATGGAATCATCGCTCAAATGCTCAATGCAGGAACAATTGAGCCATTCGAACACGGCTGGATTTTTATCAACGAATCCCAAGTCAGTGCCATGATGATGCAGAAAAATGGAGAAAAGAATCGCCCCTAATCGCCCCTGACTGCCCCTAGGGGTTTTTAGGGATTAGGGGCAAAAGCCAGTTAAATCGCCCCGCCCCGCCCCTAAAACGTATACGTTAGGGGCAGTAGGGGCAACTGGATGCGGAAAATTCGGGACAAAGTTATCCACAGAAAGGTGAGCAGGTACTAACATGAACAACAAACGTGAAACCCCAAACTTTGCAACATGGCAACATGACACGCTGGCCAAGTTTGCAACCGAGGTCTACATCCGACTCCAAGATGAGCAGGCCGCAAACGAGCAACTCAGGATGGATTTAAAAGATGCCATGAAACTAGCGCGAATCGAAAACATGAAGGACAATGCAGCATGACCACAAAATCACACAAAGCAAAAGCGCCAACCAAGCGAACTAAGCCAGGCAGTGAAGACCGAGCCGTGATCAGCCAGATGGTGCTTGAAGGAATGCGAAGCGGCTTGAGCGCTTTCAAAGCATGTCAAGCAGCTGGTGTTCCTCAAAGCACTTTCTTACGGTGGGTGGATGATGATGCTATCCTTGCGGAGAATTACGCGCGCGCGAGGGAAGACCTGATCGAACGCATGGCCACAGAGATCATGGAGATCAGTGATCAAGACGTTGGCGTGGCCGTTGATGGCAAGAAAGACTGGGCGGCAGTGCAAAAGCACAGACTGCAAGTCGACACCCGCAAATGGCTTTTGTCCAAACTGGCCCCAAAGAAGTTTGGCGACAAGATCGAAGTCTCTGGCGATCCTGCCAATCCCCTGGTGCAAAGAATTGAGCGCGTGGTCGTCAAAGCATGACAGTTCTACAGCTTCCAACTCCTGAATGGGCATTGCCCTTGCTGGAGCCAAGCCGCTACAAAGGCGCTTGGGGTGGCCGAGGCTCTGGCAAGTCCCACATGTTTGCAGAGCTGATGATCGAGGCTCACATCATGGACCAGAAGCGCAGAAGCGTCTGCGTGCGTGAAATCCAGAAGTCTCTCAACCAGTCGGTCAAGCGCCTGCTCGAAATGAAAATCGAGCAAATGAACGCTGGCGCTTACTTCGAGGTGCAGGAGGCCGTGATCAAGTCCAAGAAGGGCGATGGCATGATCATCTTCCAAGGCATGCAAAACCATACAGCCGACTCGATCAAGTCGCTCGAAGGTTACGACTGCGCTTGGGTGGAGGAGGCTCAAAGCCTGAGCCAGACCAGCCTCGACCTGCTGCGTCCAACCATCCGCAAGCCCGAGTCTGAGCTGTGGTTTACATGGAACCCGCGCCAACAGAATGACCCTGTCGACTTCCTGCTGCGCGGTCCGACACCACCAAAGGATGCGCAAGTCCTGAAGGTCAACTTCACCGACAACCCTTGGTTTCCACAAGTCCTGCGCGACGAGATGGAGTACGACAAGAGACGCGACCCAGACAAATACCAGCATGTCTGGATGGGAAGCTACCTCACAAACAGCAACACCAGGGTGTTCAAGAACTGGCGCGTCGAGGACTTCGAAGCACCACCAGACGCAATCCACCGGCTCGGTGCAGACTGGGGTTTCGCGGTCGACCCGACCACACTGGTGCGCTGCCACATCATTGGCCGCACGCTCTACATCGACTACGAAGCCTACATGGTCGGCTGCGAGATCGTCAACACGCCTGAGCTGTTCATGCAGGTGCCCGAGGCCGAGAAGTGGCCAATCGTGGCCGACTCAGCCAGGCCAGAGACGATCAGCCACATGAAAAAGAATGGCTTTCCAAAGATCATGACAGCGGTCAAAGGTCCGAAGTCGGTCGAGGAAGGCATCGAGTTTTTGAAGAACTACGACATTGTGGTGCACCCTCGATGCATCCACACCATTGACGAGCTGACGCTGTACAGTTACAAGCAAGACCCACTGACCGGAAAAATCTTGCCGGTGCTCGAAGACAAGAAAAACCACGTGATCGATGCCCTGCGTTACGCCTGCGAAGGCGTGAGACGATCGGCCATCACAAAGCCTGCAACATTCACTCCATTGCCAAATGTAAAGAAATGGTGAGAAAATCACACAAAATGAGGATATAACATGGCCCGACTCTCAAACGATCAACGCCTTGCGAACCTGCACGACGAAGCTCTCGCGCAATTCGATGATGTGCAAAGCGCACTGCGCGACGAGCGCTTGCAATGCCTGCAAGACAGACGCTTCTACTCCCTAGCAGGCAGCCAGTGGGAAGGCCCACTCTGGGACCAGTACGAGAACAAACCCAAGTTCGAGGTCAACAAGATCATGCTGGCCGTGATCCGAGTGGTCAACGAATACCGAAACAATCGCATCACTGTGGACTTTGTCTCCAAAGATGGCGCTGAGAACGACAAACTGGCCGAGGTCTGCGATGGCCTCTACCGAGCCGATGAGCAGGCATCGGTAGCCGATGAAGCCTACGACAACGCCTTCGAGGAAGCGGTCGGTGGCGGCATTGGTGCATGGCGCTTGCGCACCGTCTACGAAAACGAGGAAGACCCAGAGGACGATCGTCAGCGCATCCGCATCGAGCCAATCTTCGATGCTGACAGTTCGGTGTTCTTTGACCTTGGTGCCAAACGCCAAGACAAGTCCGATGCCAAGTTCTGCTTTGTCGTCACATCGATGACGCGCCAGGCATACAAAGACACATGGGGCGATGATCCGACCGACTGGCCAAAGATCATCCACCAGTACGAATTCGACTGGTGCACACCCGATGTGGTTTATGTGGCCGAGTACTACAAGGTCGAGGAAAAGACCGAGACCATCCGCATCTTCCAAACCATCACAGGCGAGGAAGAACGCTACACCAAAGACGACTTTGACAAGGATGAAACGCTGGAAGAAACACTGGCGGCCATTGGCACGATTGAAGTGCGCCAGCGCAAGATCAAGACCAAGCGCGTGCACAAGTACATCATGTCGGGCGGCAAGGTGCTCGAAGACGCAGGATACATTGCAGGCAAGTGCATCCCGATCGTGGTCGTTTACGGCAAGCGCTGGTTTGTCGACAACGTCGAGCGATGCATGGGCCATGTGCGTCTGGCCAAAGATGCCCAGCGCCTCAAGAACATGCAGCTGTCAAAGCTGGGCGAGATCAGCGCCTTGTCCTCAGTCGAGAAGCCAATCCTCACACCTGAGCAGGTCGCTGGCCACCAAGTCATGTGGGCCGAGGACAACCTCAAGGACTATCCGTACCTGCTGATCAACCCGATCACAGACCAGAACGGCAACCAGGCAGTCAGCGGTCCAGTGGCTTACACCAGATCGGCAGCCATCCCACCGGCAATGGCCGCGCTCTTGCAAATCACCGAAACCGATATGCAGGACATTCTGGGCAACCCAGCTGGCGCAGACAAAATGGTCAGCAACATCTCAGGCAAAGCCGTGGAGATGATTCAGGCCCGAGTCGATGGCCAAGCCTTCATCTACATGAGCAACTTTGCCAAGGGCATGAAGCGATGCGGTGAAATCTGGTTGTCGATGGCCAAGGACATCTACACTGAAGACAAGCGCAAGATGAAGACCATCGCGCCAACTGGCGAAGCTGGCTTGGTCGAACTGATGCAGCCAACCATTGATCAGGAAACTGGCGAAGTGGTCATGGCCAACGACCTGACAAGCGCCACATTTGATGTGATCGCAGACGTTGGACCATCAAGCAGCACAAAGCGCCAGGCAACCGTTCGCGCCTTGACCGGCATGCTCCAGATCACCCAAGACCCAGAGACAGCCCAAGTGATCACGGCAATGGCCATGATGAACATGGAAGGCGAAGGCATCAGCGATGCCAATGCCTACTTCCGCAAGAAGCTCCTGCGCATGGGCGTGGTCAAGCCGACCGACATGGAAGCCGAAGAACTCATGGCCGAGATGCAGGGCAAACCGCAAGACCCGAATGCAATGTATCTGCAAGCCGCAGCCGAGGAAGCAACTGCCAAGGCAGCCAAAGCCCGAGCTGACACCGTCGAAACCGTGGCCAGCGCAGAACTCAAACGCGCTCAAACGCTGGAGACTCTGGGCAAGGTCGACGAGACTGCACAGAACATGGCGCTCACAAATGCAGAGGCAGTACAAGAAATTTTGCAAGGCCAGATCATTCAACCAGTTGTAAGATGAATGAAAAAGCGCGAGAATGTGATAAACGGCATCCACCCAGCCGTTCTAATGGGTGAGTTTGATGGGGTCAGAAGATGAACACAAAGGCAGTATCAGGAGAAGAAAACCAAGACGATGACACCATCGTCATTGAGGACGAAGGCCAAAGCACTGAGCAAACCACCGATGAGCACAAATCCATCGATGACCAGGGCGATGACCAGACAACCGAAGATGGCGAAGGCGACAGCGACGAGGTGATCGTATCCATTGGTGAGGAAGCGCCACCTCCCGAAGAACAGACTCACGCGCCTGAATGGGTACGCGAGCTGCGTAAGACGAACAGAGAATTGCAACGGCAAAACCGTGAACTGCAAGGTAAGCTGCAAAGCACCGCACAGACTGAGACCAAGCCAGTCGTGCTGGGCAAGAAGCCAAGTCTTGAAGAACATGACTATGACGCTGACAAATTCGAGGCAGCACTGGCTGATTGGTTTGATCGCAAGCGACAAGCCGATGAAGCCCAAGCCAAGCAAGAAGCTGAAGTTATGAATCAGCAAAAAGCATGGCAAGCCAAACTGGATGGCTACGGCAAGGCGAAAGCCGAGCTTAGAGTCAAAGATTTTGAAGACGCTGAGGCCGTGGCCCAAGAGTTGTTCAACATCACCCAGCAAGGCGTGGTGCTCCAAGGTGCAGATAATCCTGCGCTCGTCATCTACGCGCTCGGCAAGAACCCAAAGAAAGCCAAAGAGCTGTCCGACATTAAAGACCCTGTAAAGTTTGCCTTCGCGGTAGCGAAACTGGAGAAAGAATTGAAAGTGACGAACCGTAAGGCAGCCCCGCCACCCGAGAGAATCGTGTCAGGAACTGGCCGAGTATCTGGGGCGGTGGACTCAACCCTCGAACGGCTGCGAGAAGAAGCGGCTCGTACTGGGAACATGACAAAAGTCATCCAGTACAAGGCGCAGAAGCGAGCAGCTTCATCTAAATGATTTTTTAAGGAAATACCATGTCCAATAGTTTCTCAAAAGAAGAGCGCGTTGCGTTTGAAGACCTCCTCGAAGGCTTCCAAGACGCGCTGGTTTTGTCTCGTCATGTCAACATCTACAACACAGATCAGACAATGATGGAACGCGCCAACAACACCATCTGGCGTCCCCA